GCCTTTCTGTCTTATGACAGCCCAAACCATTCCGGCGCGGCGGCTCCCTCTTTTGTGGATTGAAACGGAAAACAACTGTCCCGCTGCTTCTGGTCATCGTGGCCAGAGGTGGGGCAAGGTCAAAGGACGGCGCTTTTGTGCCGTCCTTTCACGTTTCCCCACGGACAATGGGAAACCATCAAATTTATTCACACCGCTGATTTTTATAGGAGGTTTTCAGATGACGGAGGCAAGAGTCGGCTATCACAAGGAAGTCAAAACCGCGTCTTTTCAGGGCAAATCCATCACCGTGGAAAATCTGACCCCGATGCTCTCCCCCCGAGCACGGGATAAGCGCAAGCGTGAGATTGAAAGCTGTCTGTATGAGGTCTTTGTGAAGTATGCGCCGGGACGGGCGCAGATGCACTAATGCGGGACATCCTTGAGATGCGGGGCTGCCAGAGGTATAATATAGGTGTAAGGTTTGGTAGCTCCTACACGGAAAGGAGCACCAAATGATTATTCGTGAAGATGCCATTTATGGCAGACAGTCCGTTGACCGCAAGGACAGTATCAGCATTGAAAGCCAGATTGAGTTCTGCAAGTATGAATTGAGAGGAGGCAATTTCCGCAAGTACACCGACAAGGGCTATTCCGGCAAGAATACCGACAGGCCCAAGTTCCAAGAAATGATGGCCGATATTCGCCGGGGCCTGATCAAGCGCGTAGTGGTCTACAAGCTGGATCGTATCAGCCGTTCCATTCTGGACTTCGCAACCATGATGGAAACTTTTCAGGAATACAATGTTGAGTTCGTATCTTCCACGGAGAAGTTTGACACGTCCACCCCGATGGGGCGGGCCATGCTGAATATCTGCATTGTGTTCGCCCAGCTTGAACGTGAAACCATCCAGAAGCGCGTGACCGATGCCTACTATTCCCGCTGCCAGCACGGTTTTCACATGAGCGGCGCGGCCCCCTACGGCTTCCAACTGGAGCCGACCACCATTGAGGGCATCCGCACAAAAATGATGAAGCCTGACCCGGAAACGGCAGATATTGCAAAGCTGATGTTTGAAATGTACTCTCAGCCCGCAACCTCTTTCGGGGACATCGCCCGTTACTTTGCCGACGAGGGCATCCTGATCTACGGCAAGGAAATGACACGGGGCTTTATCTCCCAGCTTTTGAGAAATCCCATTTACGCGCAGGCCGACCTCGATATGTACGAGTTCTTCAAAAGTCAGGGGACGGTGGTAGTCAATGAAGCGACAGATTTTGCCGGGACAAACGGCTGCTATCTCTATCAGGGCCGGGATGTGCAGGAAAGAAAAAACAAGCACCTGAAAGATCAGATACTTGTTCTTGCTCCCAGCGAGGGGCTGGTATCGTCTGATACATGGCTGCGCTGCCGGAAGAAGCTCATGGCGAACAAGACGTTCCAAGGCGGGCGCAAGGCAAAGAACACATGGCTTGCCGGAAAGGTCAAGTGTGGCCGCTGTGGGTACGCGCTTATGAGCGTCGGCAATCCCACAGGCGTTCAGTATCTCCGCTGCTCCAAGCGGGCCGACAGTAAAAGCTGTGACGGCTGCGGGACGCTCCGTACACGGGAATTTGAAAGGTTCCTGTACGGCGAGATGGTCAAGAAGCTGTCCGAGTTCCAGACGCTGACGGCAAAGCGGGAAAAGGTCAATCCCAAATTGACCGCGCTGAACATGGAGCTTGCCCGCGTGGAGGACGAGATTGAAAAGCTGCTGAATACTCTGACCGGGGCTAATGCGGTGCTGCTGTCCTACGCCAACAGCAAAATCGAGGAGCTGGACACACGCCGCCAAGCCCTGACAAAAGAGATTGCGGCGCTGTCGGCGGAAACCATATCCCCGGAGCAGATCGAGCGGCTGTCGGTCTACCTCAACCAATGGGAAGAAATTGACTTTGAGGACAGGCGGCAGGTTGCCGATAGCCTGATCTCACAGATCCGCGCAACCGACGAGCACGTTTCGATTGAGTGGAAAATTTGACTTTTACTTATCCATCGCACACAACAAAGGGCTGTGTGCCCTTGTCAAGCGATGTAAGCGAAGACGCATGGAAACTTTGGCTGGAAGGGCAGCTTTTTGAAACCAGCGGGAAGCTGCATGTCACCAAATTTGAGGAGATGCAGTGCTTCATCAACGAGCAATTAAGCGCTTCAAAACAGTTGGAAGGAGCGGACTACAATGCATGAACAATCCAACGTTCCGACAGTTTGGAATCTTGATGGTGTATATTACCGTGTAGTTCGTGATGGCAATCACGTCAGCCGATGCTTTTCTGACCTATCGGAATCAGAACAGGATGTGATTATGGAAAAGTATGACGCAGAGCAGCTCAGGCGGCTTTGCCGCTGCCTCTGCATCAGCCTGCGCCAAATCGGAGATGCACTGGATCTTGTCGGAGATGAATGAAAGGAGAACAGAATGGAAACAGAAAATCAGAGTTCTTTTATCCTCCCAATGCCGCAGGATTTCCCGTCTGGCATTGCCGATGAGGATACCGTTATTCCCTTCATAGAGGACACGGTCACGCCAATGACCATTGATTCATCAGCCCCGGACGATGTGATTGAGCTTCGTGATGACTTTGATTTTGACGGATACCAAGTGGTCAGAAGGGAGTTTTTTGCACACACGTTCGAACCGTCTATTACGTTCAACAACTACAAGGTCTATGTCAACGCCGCGTGCCTGAACAAGTTCCCTCATGCAGACTGTGTTCAGCTCCTGATCAACCGGGAGTCTCGCATCCTTGCGCTGAGGCCATGCACCGAATTTGAGCGGGATGCATTTGCATGGTGCAACACATCTGGTGGAAAACGGAAACCTCGACAGGTAACGGGCAAGTTCTTTTTTGCAAAGCTTTTTGAGCTGATGGACTGGAATATCGATTACCGGTACAAGCTGCTTGGGAAAGTCATCCATGCCAATGACGAGTATCTGATTGCTTTCGATTTGAATGCTTCAGAGATCTATCAACGTATCGCAAAGGACGGAGGCAAGCCCAAGACGGCTCGTACACCAGTTTTCCCTGCCGGGTGGAAGGATCAGTTCGGTTTGCCCTATCATGAACACCAGAAGTCTCTGCAAATCAATATCTTTGATGGATACGCGATTTATGGAATCAAGGATAACACAGTGTCCTCCATAGCATCTGGGGAGGCTGCTACACCGATTCCGGGCACACATCGACCAGAAGTACCTGTACAGGAGGAGATCAAAAATGGATAGTGCAGATAACAGCGCAATCATGACCATCGATCTGAGTCGGGGTCGCTTTCGCGTACACAAATCCACTCTAAATAAAATGGGGAGACCGCAATATATTCAATTTCTGGTCAATCCAGAAGAAATGCTTATTGCAATACTTGGCTCAGACCGCCCACTTTCCGGAGGCACAGCCAACAACGTGCAGCAGTTTCAGCCGACAAAGCACTCCGTTGAGTTTTACAGCAGTACGCTTATGTCAGCCTTAGTCGATATGATTGGTATTCTCGACTTTCGATATAGCTATCGTGTAAGCGGCGAGGTGGATGTTGCAAACAGAGTGGCCTATTTCTCTATGAAAACCTTAAAGAGAAATGAGAGGTGAACGTCTATCAATGGGTAAGGGGTTTGCAGTATTGGAGGTCGATCCAGAATTCAAGGCACTCATTCGGCCTTTGCGGAAAGATGAATATCTTCAACTCGAAGTGAATCTTTCAATATGAGGAGGGCGGCCGGCTGACAGAGGCGGTGCGCCGCCGCCCCTACAGCGTGATTTTGTTTGATGAGATCGAAAAGGCGCATCCCGATGTGTTCAACATCCTGCTTCAGGTGCTGGACGACGGACGCATTACCGACTCGCAGGGCAGAACCGTGGACTTTAAGAACACGATTATCATCCTGACATCGAATCTTGGCAGCCAGTATCTGCTGGACGGCATCGGCGCGGACGGCGAGATCACGAACGAGGCCAAGGAACAGGTACAGACGCTTCTGCACCGCACGTTCCGACCGGAGTTCCTCAACCGTTTGGATGAGATTGTATTCTATAAGCCGCTGTCGAAAGAGAACATCACCGGTATCATCGACCTGCAAATCGCGGTGCTCAACCGCCGTCTGGCCGACAAGCAGCTGCGTTGTGAGCTGACGCAGGCTGCAAAACAGTTCATCATCGACGCGGCCTACGATCCGCAGTTCGGCGCGCGTCCGCTGCGCCGGTATGTGCAGCATACAGTGGAAACGCTGCTTGCAAAGAAGATTTTGGAGGGCAGCGTCCAGCCCGGTTCGACAATTACCGTCGATACGGAAAACGGCGAGCTGGTGCTTCGCTGAGTGTAAGGCAAATAGCAAATGCCTGGAACGCGAAATGCGTTCCGGGCATTTTGCACCCACAGGGGCGTCTTTTCTTTTGCTTTTTATTCCTGCTGCGCGCAGCCAAACAGCCTTTCAATCAGATTACTGCCCTGAAACAGCGGCTGAAGGACGGCGCACGCCGAGCCGTAGATCGGCGAGTTTACGCCAAAGCGCGACTTGACAAAGCGCGGGCGCAGCTGCTGCTGGTGTACAGAGACGTTGATATCGGCCACCCACTGCTCCAGATACCGCACGAACTCCTCCGGCAAAAACGCCGCGTCATGCCCAAGCACCACCAGCGGCACGTTCACCAGATTCAAATAGTTGTTCAGTCCGAACGAAAGCTGCCGCATGGCATTATAAAACACGGTGTATGCGGCCTTGTTCGTCATGGCAAAGCTGGCGGCCTGCTCCATGCTGTCAAGCTCCACGCCGCACTCGTCGTGAATCAGTGACAAAATTGCCGGCGCACTGGCGTAAAGTTCCAGACAGCCGCGGCTGCCACAGGTGCAGCGCGGGCCGCCAAAGTCAATGGATGTGTGGCCAAGCTCGCCGCATGCGTCAAGCAGCTCATGATGTGATACCAGCGCCGCGCCAAGCCCCTCGGTAATGCCCATATAGAGAAAGCTGTCGGCGTCCTTGCCGGCGCCAAAGTAGAGTTCGCACAGGCCGGACGCGTGCATATCGTTGCAGACAATAATCGGAAAACGGAAATACGGCTGAAGCGCGTCGCGCAGATTTAGCGAACGGATGCCGAAGAAATCGGTGACATAGGCGATGCCGCTGGCATCGCTGCTGATAACGCCGACGGTGGAGATGCCCATGCCCAGAATCGGCCGCTCAGTGTGCTCGGTCAGCTGCTCGGCAAGCTCACGCAGCTTCTGCAAAAAGCTCTCTTCGTTTTCAATCGGGGTGAGCGGGCGCTTGGCGCGCGCCAGAAGCTGAAGCGACAGATCGCACACCACGCCGTACAGACACGTGCGGGAGATGTAAATGCCCAGCACCACCGGCGACGTGGAGCAGATGCGCAGCAGCATCGGTGTGCGCCCGGGCGACTTGATGGGGTCTTGCGGCGCAAATTCCTCGATGATGTGCTTTTGCAGCAGCTCGCTTGTGATGTTTGTCACGGTCATGGGCGACAGATGCAGCCCCTCGGAAAGCTCGCTGCGCGTGATGCTCCCCGCCGTGCAGACGGATTGCAGCAGCAGTGCGCGGTTTCGCTCCTTAACCTCGATCAGATTGATGCCGGCCTTTTTCATAGCGGCTCCTTTTTGCACTTGCAGCGCCGAAAATTCCGCCGCTTTCGGCGAAATGGCGCGGCAGCGCATATTTATCATTTTAAAAATATTATAGTATATTTGCGGGGGATTGTAAACCGCCGCCATGGGGATTTTATCCTGCGGCGATAGCCGCTGTGTCTCCGGCGGCGTCACCCACACAAGACAGCGGCCTGCAAGGGAGGGAGCGTCCCGACAGAGGCACAATCATAACCACCGGCCGTGCCGGTGGTTTGCACTAGCCCCCTTGGGGCATGACCCGGGCTGAGCCTATAGGCTCGTCGAAAAGTCTGCCAACCGCGCAGTTTTCCCGGGCTGCCCCTAAAGGGGCTTTTGCTTATTTGCCTCCTCTTACCGGCTCACCCGTAAACGGGTCTACGAACTCCTTAATGCTGAGCTGGTCGTCTGTGTAATCTTCTTGGAGCTGATTTCTGATATACTCCTCTATTGCGCGCCTATTTCGTCCCACTGTGCTGACGTAATATCCCCGGCACCAGAAATGCCGGTTCCCATACTTGTACTTGAGATTTGCATACTTTTCATAGATCATTAAGCTGCTCTTTCCCTTGAGATATCCCATAATCTGCGATACGCTGTATTTCGGAGGTATGGATACGAGCATATGATTAGCGCCTATTATACTCCTTGACCTGTCCAGCCGTCTGTATCACCGTCCGAAGCTGCTTGTCTACTTCCGGTCCTGTGATATCCGCTGGTCGGAAGCGGACGATACCGTCTCTGTCAACCGAACAGAGTGGCTTCTCGTTCCATCTGACGTGGATCAGACCGTTTTCCAGCAGCCTTGCATCCAGATCCCTGCGCAGGAGCTTCTGTTCTACTTCTTGCAGAAATTTTTCCTTCTGCGGTGTGAGTTCTTCACCCATACAGTACCTCCAATCTGTAGCGCCCTTTTTGAGCGCAAAAAAGGCGCTGGACTTGGTTCGTGAAAACCAACAATCCAGCGCCCATAACTTTGTGAAAGATTTTTCTCTGATTCTTCCGAAATCTTGCCGCCGTGCCCCTCTGAAAGAGGGCGCTGTCTCGGAAATTTCGCTTGAATATGGAAAAACAGAGGTTCAAACCTTGTTTGAGCCTCTGCAGCGTTTCCATTGAGCCATGGAATACTTTAAAAAATTGCGACCGTAAAAAAGTCCGAACACCTTGAAATCACTGGGCTTTTCGCCCGTTGAGCCAAAGTGTTCGGATGACTTGGCAGGGGCACAAGGACTTGAACCCTGAGCCTACGGTTTTGGAGACCGCCGCTCTACCAATTGAGCTATACCCCTATATTCATTTCAAATGGTGGGCCTTCGGGGACTCGAACCCAGGACCGACCGGTTATGAGCCGGCTGCTCTAACCAACTGAGCTAAAGGCCCATAATCTTCTAAAATGCGATAGCCGCCACATTCGTGACGGCTATCAGTGGCTCCCCCTGTTGGACTCGAACCAACGACCCCCTGATTAACAGTCAGATGCTCTACCGGCTGAGCTAAGGAGGAATATATA